GCCTTTAAGTAAAAACTCTAAGACTTCTGATAGTAAAGGTTCTCAAGCTAAACCTACTAAGCCTTTAAGTAAAAACTCTAAGACTTCTGATAGTAAAGGTTCTCAAGCTAAACCTACTAAGCCACCTTCAAAAACTTCAAAGACTTCTACCAGTAAAGGATCTAAGGCAAATGCAGCACCTAAGCCATCTACTAGTTCAAAGACTTCTACGAATAAAGGAGCTAATGCTAAACTTGTTAAACCTCTTGCTAAGAACTCTAAAACTTCTAATAATAAAACTTCTAAAGCTAATCCAGCTCCTAAGCCTTCCTCTACTTCGAAGACTTCTAACTCTAAGGGTAAAGGTGCTAAACCTACTAAACCAGGTTCTAAGACTTCCAAAACTTCTACTTCAAAAGGTAGGCAGTCTAATCTCCCGTTGATAATAGGGTTAGGTTCTGGTGTTGCTGGAACAATAATGGCTCTTGGCGGTAAAAAGAAAGTCAAAAAAGGTGATGTTGAAGTTAAACCAAGCCCTAGAGCTAGAGTTTCTAAAACTGAAATTGAAAAAGGTAAAGGTATTAACTTAAAGAAACCCGCTGCTGGTCCAGTTAGTGATGAGTCTTTTGGTGCAGCATTTAAACGTAATCGTAAAGCAAAGAAAGCAACGTTTACATTTAAAGACAAACTATATACCACTCGACTAAAAGAAGAGTCTATTGCTGAACATAAGAAAAAGTTTGGTGTAAAAGGCAAATACAAGTAAATGGTTGAAACACACTACTCTACAGCTACAGAAGCAGTAACGATAGCATCTACTACTACAGGTGCTAACGCTACTCTTGTGTATACTTGTCCAGCACTACATGATGCAACAGTGGACTTACTTCATATAGCTAATAACAATAATTCATCTAAAAAAATATACTTACAGTTTTATCATAAAGACGATACCACTTATCATTATATATTAAAAAATCATACTATAGCAGGTAACTCAGCAGAAAATGTATTTGGTGCTGGTGTATTACATCTTCATGCAGGAGATAAAATTGTTGCCTATGGTGAAACAGCTAATACTATGGAAGTCTTAGTATCCTGCAGAGAATATTACAATCCTACACGTTAAAGCATAACGGGGTTGCATTATTATCTGTAGTATGTTATAACTACTTATGTAAAACTAGTCTCTAGTAAACTACAAATGTCTTGTAGTATTAACTGGAGAACTAATATGTTTAAAACATTTTCAATATGGCTTAGAGCCTTACACGACTCAATACAAAGATCACAACAAGCTAGGGCTGATTTGTGGTTACTTACACATCTAACAGATAGAGAATTAAAAGATATAGGTATCGCAAGATATGATATCAAACGGAGAATGAATGGCTCGTAACCTTACAGAAAAACAAGAAATGTTTCTTGAAGCATTATTTGGGGATGCCAGAGGTAATACCATGCAAGCAATTAAACTTGCAGGGTATGCCGAAGGTACATCTTCAGCTAGTATAATGAAAACTCTAGAAGCAGAGATTGCAGGAAGGACTAAGAGTCTTATAGCTACTCGTGGTCCTCAAGCTGCATACTCCATGCTAGACGTAATGGAAAACCCAACAGACTTAGGCAATAAAGAGAAGATGGCAGCTGCTAAAGATCTATTAGATCGAGCTGGCTTTGTAAAAACAGATAAGGTTGAGGTTAAGGCAGAGAGTCCTTTGTTTATATTACCTCCTAAATCAGATGAAGACTAGTAAAACTTGGCAGTTACCTAAGCCAGAAAAAGCTGAAGGTGAGTTTGATTGGCTACCAGTAGTAAGAGTAGGTAGAGTTATACCATTTGGCTATAGACAAGACCCCACTGACTCTGATATACTACTACCAATCCCAGAAGAGTTAGAATTATTCGAACAAGCTAAGAAGTATCTTAAGCAATATAGCCTACGTGAAGTTTCTAATTGGTTAAGTTCTACTTCAGAACGTTATATCTCTCATGTGGGTCTTATGCAGAGGGTTAAACTTGAACAAAAACGTAAGAAAGAAGCTTCAATCCAACGCTTCTATGCAGAAAAGTACAAAAAAGCCGCAGAAAAAGCGGAAAAACTCGAAAGACAACGTATCGGTGCAAGAGTCCCCAAAGGAACTAGCACCAGCACAGGTGAAGTCACCACCGATTGACGTAGAGAAAGCTACAAGGAACATAATCTTTGAACCTAACGAAGGTCCGCAGACAGATTTCCTAGCATCTACAGAACAAGAGGTACTTTATGGTGGTTCTGCTGGGGGTGGCAAGTCATATGCTATGATTGCTGACCCTGTACGCTTCTTAAATAACCCTCATGCAACAATGTTGCTAGTACGTAGGAGTACAGAGGAGTTAAGGGAGCTTATATCTGTATCTAAACAGCTATATCCTAAGGCAATACCTGGGATTAAGTTTATGGAGAGAGATAAAACTTGGATTGCACCATCAGGTGCGACATTATGGATGTCATACCTAGATAGAGATGACGATGTAATGAGATACCAAGGTCAGGCCTTTAATTGGATTGGCTTTGACGAGATGACACAGTGGCCTACACCGTATCCTTGGAACTATATGCGTTCAAGGTTACGTACAACCAAACAATCGGGTTTACCTCTACACATGAGAGCTACATCAAACCCAGGTGGTCCAGGTCATCAATGGGTTAAGAAGACTTTCATTGACCCTGAAGTACCTAATAAAGCTTTTTGGGCTACAGATCCTGAAACAGGTGATGTTATTGAGTGGCCTAAAGGTCACAGTAAAGAAGGTGAACCATTATTTAAACGTAGGTTTATACCTGCTACTTTGTTCGATAATCCTTACTTAGCTGATGATGGAATGTATGAAGCCAATCTATTGTCGTTACCTGAGCATCAGCGAAGACAGTTACTTGAAGGTGATTGGGATATTAATGAAGGTGCTGCCTTCCCAGAGTTCAACAGACACATACATGTAATTGAACCCTTTGATATACCTGATAACTGGCCTAAGTTTAGAGCATGTGACTATGGATATGGTTCGTATACTGGAGTTGTTTGGATTGCAGTAGCACCTGATGAACAACTAATTGTTTATCGAGAGATGTATGTATCTAAAGTTATTGCTACTGATTTAGCAGATATGATATTAGATGTTGAACAGTTTGAGAAAATACGTTATGGTGTGCTTGATAGTTCCTTGTGGCATAAACGTGGTGATACTGGACCATCTCTAGCAGAACAAATGATAATGCGTGGATGTAGGTGGAGACCAGCAGATAGATCTAGAGGATCTCGTGTAGCAGGTAAGAACGAATTACACAGAAGACTACAGGTTGATGAGTTTACAGAAGAACCTAGGTTAGTATTTTTTAATACGTGTTCTCATACTATATCTCAATTACCATCTATACCATTAGATAAGAAGAACCCAGAAGACGTAGATACACATGCTGAAGATCACCTGTACGATGCATTAAGATATGGAATTATGACAAGACCTAGAAGTAGTTTATTTGATTACGACCCTACATCTAACTCAGGTTTTCAAGCCAGCGACCCAACTTTCGGTTATTAAGGAAAAGCAATGGAAGAAGATGAATTCTTTGAAAATGAAATGGCAATGGACTCAGTAGAGGCTAATGCTATAGAAGACATGGATGAAGACAACTACTCTGATCCACTTTCTGGGACTGTAGTTGGATTAGTACAAGATCATTATACTAAAGCTTCCACTGCCCGTGAGAACGAAGAGAAACGTTGGGTACAAGCCTACCGTAACTATCGTGGTTTATATGGGCCAGATGTACAGTTTACTTCTACAGAGAAGTCTCGTGTATTTGTAAAGGTTACTAAGACTAAAGTATTAGCTGCATATGGTCAGATAGTAGATGTATTGTTTGGTAATAGTAAGTTTCCAATTACAGTTGATCCTACTACACTACCTGAAGGTGTAGCAGACTCAGTATTCTTTGAATCAAATGATGACATGCGTAAAGCTAAGGAAGAGTTTGGCGCAGAGGATATGCAGTTAAAACCAGGTGAGACTGTAATAGATTTACAAGAACGTTTAGCAAGTTCTAAAAGTAAGTTAGCTCCAGTAGCTGATATACTTGAAGAAGGTAATGGTAGAACTGCAACAGAGATTACTATACACCCTGCTATGATTTCTGCAAAGAAAATGGAAAAGAAAATCCATGATCAGTTAGAAGAATCTAATGCAAACAAACAACTAAGAGTTGCCGCCTTTGAATGTGCTTTATTTGGTACAGGAGTTATGAAAGGCCCATTTGCTGTAGATAAAGAATACCCTAAATACGAAGAAGGTGAATATACACCTCTAATTAAAACAGTACCTCAAACCTCATCTGTATCTATATGGAATTTTTATCCTGACCCAGATGCAGCTAATATGGATGAAGCAGAATATATAATAGAACGTCATAAGATGTCACGTACTCAAATACGTGCACTTAAACGTAGACCTTTCTTCCGTAAAAATGCTATAGATACAGCAGTAAACATGGGTGAGTCCTACACTAAAGAGTGGTGGGAACAGGCTATGGAAGATGACTCTAACGAAGCTAAAGCAGAACGTTATGAAGTCTTAGAATTTTGGGGTAATGTAGATACAGAAGTCCTAGAAGGACATGATGTAGATATACCAAGTGACCTTAAAGATTTAGATCAAGTCTCAGTAAACATATGGATTTGTAACGGTCAAGTGTTACGTCTAGTAATGAATCCGTTTACACCTACACTTATACCATACTATGCTGTACCTTACGAAGTAAGTCCTTATAGTTTATTTGGTGTAGGTATTGCAGAAAATATGGATGATACTCAAACTCTTATGAATGGTTTCATGAGAATGGCTGTTGACAATGCTGCATTATCTGGTAATATGATCATAGAGGTTGATGAAACTAACCTTACTCCTGGCCAAGACCTATCTGTTTACCCTGGCAAAGTGTTTAGGAGACAGGGAGGTGCACCTGGACAGGCTATCTTTGGAACTAAGTTTCCGAATGTTTCTAATGAAAACATGCAGATGTTTGACAAAGCTCGTGTACTGTCAGATGAATCAACAGGTTTTCCTTCTTTTGCACATGGTCAAACAGGTGTATCAGGTGTAGGTCGTACAGCTTCTGGTATCTCAATGCTTATGTCTGCGGCTAACGGAAGTATTCGTAATGTAGTTAAGAATGTAGATGACTACCTACTTGGCCCTCTAGCTAAAGCATTCTTTAACTTCAATATGCAGTTTGATTATGATGAAGATATCAAAGGTGATCTTGATGTTAAGGCTCGTGGTACAGAAAGCTTAATGGCTAATGAAGTACGTAGTCAACGACTAATGCAGTTCTTACAAGTTGTACAAAACCCAGTACTAGCCCCGTTTGCTAAGATGGATTATATTATTCGTGAGATAGCTAAGTCTATGGAACTTGACCCTGATAAATTAGTTAATTCAATGTCTGATGCTACAGTACAAGCAGAGATGCTTAAGAAGTGGCAGGAAGCTAATCCTCCTGAGCCTCAACCAGAAGCCCCAGGACAGCCTCAAGGTGGACCAGCTGGTGCACAGGCAGGAGATCCTACAGGAGCTGGTGGTGGTACTATAGGGACAGGCTCAGTGCCTACTCCAGGTGAACCTGGGTTCTCAGCTAATACAGGACAAGGTGCTGCATGAATAACCTAAAGCCTTTTGTAAATGACAAAGCTTTATGGGATTCTTTTCTGGAAGAAATAGAGAGAAGAATTTCAGAGGTACACAGAGTAATGGAACAGTCTAGTAGAGCTGAAGAGTTGTATAGACTTCAAGGACAAGCATTTGCTTTACGTAAAATGAAACAGTTGAGGGATCAAGTTAATGGATAGACAGATGAGTATGTTTGAAGAAGGTGGTATTGCAGATGACGGAATGAATCGTGATCCTGTGTCAGGTAACGAAATACCTTCAGGTTCTCTCGCTAGTGAAGTACGTGATGATATTCCAGCTCAACTGTCTGAAGGTGAGTATGTAGTACCTGCTGATGTCGTAAGATACTTTGGTGTAAAAGTATTTGAAGATATGAGAATGGAAGCCAAGATGGGCTTACGTGAAATGGAACAAGATGGTAGGATAGGTGGTGAACCAGTTGAACCTAATAAAGGTATGACTGAAGGTGATCTAGCTGGTCTTGAAGAGATGATGAGAACAGGTGTAGCTAATGGCGGTCTTATGGATAAGATGGCTTACACTGCCATGAATGATCCTTTAGTAAATAAAAAGTTAAACGAAAGTGGCATGACTGTAGGTTTTGCTACTGGTGGTATGGCTCAATCTCCTTACAATGATCCAACTCGTGTAGATCAAGTTATTGGTCAGTTTATGCAGATGACTAAGAACAATCCTGGAATTATGGATGAGTTAGCTAAACGTGGCATTACTATTAATCGTACTCCAGCTACTAATCAACCAACACAAATGCAAGCACAGAATGCTCCTGCTCAAACAACTAATCCAGTAACCAATCAAGCACCAATTAAGGCTGCTGAGGGTACTTACTTAGATCCACTATCTATGACAGGTTTAGGTACAACAATTCAACCTAATAGTTTAAATACAACTAATACTCAAAATCAATCTTATATTACTTCACCTACATCTATATCTTCTATGTATGGTATTCCAGGGGGATCTTACTTTTATCAAGGCCCAGGTGTACCTAAATCACCTGAAGAAGTAGAAAAAGCTCCTGTAGCTCCTGTAACTTCTACAACTCCAGTATGTGCTCCAGGTACAGTGTATGATGAGGAATCAAATAGCTGTGTACCTGAATTAGAGCCTACTAGAGATAAAGATAATATGGACGGCATAGGTGGTACTGAAATGTCCACACCTTATGTTGAAAAAGGTTGGAGGGTACAATCCACTGAACAATTAGATTGGTCTAACGCAGAAGACTTTGATGCTTATATGAAAGAGCTATCTAAACCTCAAGAAAAAATAAGTGGTTTAGCTAAAGCTGTGTCACTGACCAATCCATTGTGGGGGCCAGCTATGGTCATTGGTCAGAAGATGGAAAGAAAAGCAACAATCAATAAAATTAAAGCTATGGAAAATATAGCAAACTTAATTGGTGATTCTGTGCGAGCTGCATCTGCAGTAAAAGCTGGAGAATCTTATAAAGCTAATATGACTGAAGATCAAAAAGCTTTTGCTGATACTCAAAATGGCGAAGGTTATACTATAACATTAGTAAATCAGATCATGGGTAAAGGTTTTCTTGATGATGTGGAAGGAACTAGAGGTAATGGTTTCCATAGTGTTGCTGACTTACAGAACATGCCACAGTATAAAAAAGATGAACTCAAAGCTGCAATAGAAGCAAATAATGCAAGACTTAGAGAAGCTGCATTATCTTCTGCACAAAGAAAGAAAGATGCAGAAGCGGCTAAAATTGTAGAAGAACAGAAAAAAGCAAAACAAAAAGCTCAAGCAGAATATCAAGCATCTCAAGCTCAAAAAGAAAAAAATAAAGCAGCCGCTGCAGCTGCTCTAGCTCCTAGATCAAAAGGACAAGCACAAGCTAAACAAATAGTAGCAACATCTAAAAAAAGAAAAACAACATCAGGAGCTACTGTTGGAGGTAAAGCTGACACTCAGAAGAATCTAAACAAAGTAAATGCATCACTTAAAAATATAGCAAGTGGTGGCTCTGGTGGCTTTAATAAAGGCGGACTAATGAAGAAACCAAATAAAAAATAAATACCTATAAGGTATCCAAACAACGATAAGGCTACTCAGCAATTATGCTGACCCCAACATAAGGATAACGGATATGCCAGAATTAGATATAGTAGAAACTCCAAAGTCTGCAGGATTTATAGACCGAGGTTATAACAACAGTAAAAAACGTGCAGCTATGGAAGCTGAAGAAAAAGAAATAGAACGTTTAGAAGCAGAGGCTCGTGGTGAAACCATTGAAGAAGAACCCGATGGCGAAGGATCTGAGACAACCGAAGTATCGGATGCAAGTAGTTCCAAACAAGAAGAAGCCAAAGAGGAAGCCGAAGCATCGGAGTCTGATGAGGGGCTAAGTCGAGAAGAAAAGTCTTTTAAGAAAAGGTATGGTGATCTTCGTCGTCATATGTCTGAGAAAGAAAAAGACTGGCAAGAAAAGTTTGAAGACTTAGAAGCTCGTATGAAGGGTGAGAATATTATACCACCCAAGTCTGATGAAGATATAGAAGCATGGGCATCTGAACATCCTGACATTGCTGGTATAGTAGAAACTATAGCTGCTAAAAAAGCTCAACAGTTATTTAGTAAAGCTGAGGTAAGATTACAACAGCTAGATAAAATGAATGATGAAACTATGCGTAAGTCAGCAGAGGCTACTATACTAGAGTCTCACTCAGATTTTATTACAATACGTGAGTCAGATAGTTTTCATGACTGGGCAGAAGAACAACCTAAGTGGGTACAAGATGCTGTTTATGAGAATGCAGATGATCCCCGTTCTGTAATTAGAGTTATCGACCTGTATAAGGTTGACAAAGGATTAACTAAAGAAGCTAAGAAAGCTGGTAAAAAGGCAGCAGCTTCAATGGTTAGTAGAACTTCAAAGACTAAAGTAGACGCTGATGAGGCTGGTGGACAAATCCGTGAGTCTGATGTAGCAAGAATGTCTAGTAAAGAATTTGAAGAAAACCAAGACAATATTAACAAAGCTATGCGCAATGGTAAATTTGTCTACGATATTTCAGGAAATGCACGTTAAGTGTTGACATTACGTTTATCTGAAGTATAACTATCGGCAGGAACAAGAGCCTCCCTTGTGGACTACCTCTCTTGCCTACAACCAATAAAACTTAAACTACAAATAAGAACTACCTGATTAAGTATAGGCCCGTTTAGATAATGGTTGGCCGACTGTTATCATAACGCACCCTAGAAAACCATCAGCCTCTTTGCTTCACGTTTAGTTTCTCTGAGTTGAGGTATGTACCTTTAACTCGTACTTACCTCTTTATCATAAGCCAAACATTCAAGGAGAATTATAATGGCATTTGCATCCGCAAGCGGATATACAAACTTACCGAATGGTAACTTTAGTTCCGTAATTTATTCAAAAAAAGTACAACTTGCATTCCGCAAGTCCACAGTTTGTGGCGACATAACTAACTCTGATTACTTCGGTGAAATTTCATCACAAGGTGATACAGTTAAAATTATCAAAGAACCTGAGGTAAGCGTATCAGCTTATGCTCGTGGTACAACCATTGCTGCTCAAGATTTAGCAGACGCAGACTTCTCTCTAGTTGTTGATAAAGCAAACTACTTTGCATTTAAAATCGACGATATCGAAGAAGCACACTCCCATGTGAATTTCATGGACATGGCTACAAACCGTGCGGCTTTCCGCTTGGCTGATCAGCATGACCAAGAAGTATTGGGTTACTTAAGTGGTTACAAGCAAGCTGCATTACATGCTAACGCAGGTGCAGTAAACAACGTAGTAAATGGTACTAAAGCTAATACAGCTGCTGGTACAGACGAATTACTTGCAGCTAACAAGCTGAAGAAAAGTGACTTCGGAAACATTACTACAACTTCAGCAGGTGATCACTCGATCCCAGTTGCAGCACGTTTACCAGGAGCAACTGCTCTACCGACAGCATACGTATCACCAGCAATGTTGATTTCACGTATGGGTCGTTTGTTAGATCAGAACCAAGTAGACACTGCAGGTAGGTGGCTTGTACTTGATCCTATCATGATGGAAGTCCTTCGTGATGAAGATTCACGTCTGTTTAACGCAGACTTCGGTGAGTCAGGTGGATTACGTAACGGTCTAGTCTTGAACAACTTCCACGGCTTCCGTGTATATACTTCAAGTAACTTACCATCAGTAGGTACTGGTGCAGGAACTACAAACACAGCTAACCAAAATGCTAACTACGGTGTTATCGTAGCTGGTCATGACTCAGCTGTAGCAACTGCAGAGCAAATCAACAAAACAGAAACATACCGTGATCCAGATTCATTCGCTGACATCTGCCGTGGTATGCATCTTTACGGACGCAAAATCTTACGTCCAGAAGCGTTGGTAACAGCTAAATATAACTTAGCATAAAATAACTTAAGGGGGCTGGCCTAGTGTTAGCCCCTTTATATACATTTAAAATCTCGTAGGAAATGACATGGCGACTTATATAAACCTAGTGAATGAATTACTTCGTCGTCTTAACGAGGTCGAGATTAGTGAAGTAGACTTTGCAACAACTAAGAACGTACAGTCACTAGCAAAAGATTCTATTAATTCTTCTATACGTGAAATACTACAAGAGGCTCAAGAGTGGCCCTTCACGTTAGTAACCTATGAACAAACATTATCAGTAGGTATAAAGACTTATGATTTTCCATCAGACTATTCAAAAGCTGATTGGGAATCTTTCTACTTAAAGAATACAAATACAACAGACCCAGGTGTTTTAAAACCATTATCATATGAACAGTATCTATCAACTCGTAGAGCTGATGATGATACTTCTGGTACAGGTGGATATACAAAACCCTTGAATGTTTATAAGACACAAGAAGAAAAGTTTGGTGTTACCCCAGTACCTGATCTAGCTTATGTTATTGAGTATAAATACTGGAAGTTCCCAGCAGATTTATCTTTAAGTACTGATGTATGTATTATACCTGATAGGTTTAAACATGTTATTATTGACGGTGCTATGATGTACCTTATGTATTTTAGATCTAATGAACAATCAGCAC